TAAAGTTTATGTTATACCTTCCAGTCATTTTAGCGATGCCGAAGATGCCACAAACGGTTTAGAACTTATAGATACATTTGAAAAAAACAAAAACTATTATCACACCTGGCGTAAAAAGGGTTATAAAAAAATAGTAAATAGATTCAACAACAAATATGGTTATAGTTGGAAGGACTTAATTGACAAAGATAAGTTTATTCAAGGCGATGGTGATGTATATCAAAAATTACAAGGACTTGGTATTGAAGTCACTCACAAAGGCGACAGCAGAAAAGGTGCACCTGGACAAGAAGATTTATTTCCAGATGAAGAAACAAAAAATCCCAAAAGCGGTGAGCCACTAAACAGAAGCAGTGGTATGAGTTGGGAAAATATGGACGACGAAGCAGAGCAAAAACGTTTTGATGCATTTGATTGGGAACAGTACCCAGCAAAAATGAAAGACGTGGTTGCTAAAGAAATGGCCAACAAACAAAGCAGTGGTGGTAGTTTTAAAGTAGCATTAGATAATATACTTAAAAAAGTACTTGATGGTGATGTAGGCATAGACAAAGACGATCTAGGTAAACCCATAGACAAGATGGCCATAGCGGCTGGTATTGATCCTGACAATGGTGGTTCTTCAAATGGTATAGCAAGTGAAACAGACTGGGGCAATTTAGCAGACCATTTAGGCATAGAACGTGGCGTAAATGATCAAGGTGTAACTTTATTGGCTAAAGCATATAAACAGTTTGATGGAAACCACGAATGGAGACCTGCTGAAACCGACGAGGATGGCAAAAATGTAATTGGATTAAAAAGATGGGCCGCCGCAGTAAGAGAAGCAGAAAAATATATCAGAGACAACTACAATGTGAGTGGTGGAAACTATTTTAGAAAGAATGCAGACGGCAGTGATGGTGATGATGTAAGCAGTATGTATAGTAAAGATGATGATAGAACAATATCAACGCCACCAGAAAATGAGTTTGATTCAGATTACGACAAAGCCAGAGCAAATTGGCCAGGCTTCGATAGAATGATGCAACGTGGTATGCAGAATTATATGGCACGTGGCGAAGTAAATAACCTAGTAGGATTTTTAAACAATCCAGACAATGATGCTGTTTTCAAATCGCAGGTGTTAGGAACTTTAATAAATCGAGGTGATATGGAAAACGGTCCTTTTGCAAGTTTTCAAGATGCATTAGCAGTTACTCGTAGACAAGGTAATGAAAGTGTATTTGCTAAGTTTGATAAACTACCACTTATAGAACAATTAAGAATAATAGAACAGTCTGAAATATTAGAAAATTTAAGTAAAAGAAGCGAGGGACCTAGCAGTGATGCATTGCCTGATAATAGTATACCATATCTATTAAATAAATTATTGTCAGAACCCATGGAGGCTGGAGATTTAAGAAAGCAAATGGATGCCTACTGGGCAATACCCATACCACAAATGTTATCAGACTTTAGGGCAGTAAGGGGGACCTCAGGAGATAAAGCAGATTTAAGAAGTATTTTAAGAAACTATGCGGATAACCAATTAGATCCACAAATTAAAAAACATGTGAAATTGAAAGAAGGTAAAGATGAAGTTATACAAAAGATTGAAGATTTACCTGATGACGAGCAAACAGATAGAATTGTCCAGTATATAGATGGTTTATTAGATGATATGGGTGTAGGTGGTAGATTAAAAAGTATCATGACTAATTTAGACGACATAGACGATGCTGAAGTAAAAAGGAATCAATTAAAGATTGCTAAAATGATTGCCAGTTTAGAAATGACAAATTTAGAACGAGCTCAACTCCTTGCAAAATGGAAGAAAGATCAAATTGTAGATACTAAAAAACTATTATCTGGTGGTAAATATGATTTCTCAGAAGTGTTCATAGGATATGGAACAGAGGATTATATTACAGAATTTATTGATGATCTATCAGATGTTATAGGACAGGGCATAGGTGCTGGTGAGTTTTTACTTGCTACACTAAGTAATAAAATTACAGGTATTGGTTCAGGTAAAGGTAAAGGAGACTTACTTATTGACGGCAATCATATAGAATTAAAAACTAAAACAGCAAAAGATGCCAGGTTTAAGGACTATCATGTACAACCAGATGCAACTTGGTCAGGCAAAGTAGCAGGATTTAAATTAGACTTTGCTGATTTAGAAGAAGTTGCTAATATGCCTACAACAGGATTAAATAGTGCGATGCATATTAAGATGTTACAGAATCCTAAACTAGCAACTGATCCAGCAAGAAAGAAAAAAGCATTACGCAGTACAGCAGGTATAATACAAGCAACTAATACAGCATTAGATAAAAAACAAATAGAACATCTACTGAAATTATTAAATGCAGGAAATGATACAGAATTTAGGCAAGTATATGGTAAATATAATATTCTAAACTATCTAAATATTAAAAGAAGTGAGGGAGACCTTGAAGGTATAATATTTATGGATAAAAAAACTAAAACTATAAACTATGTAAGAACTGAACAAGAAGTCCAAGATTTAAACCTAAATGTAAATACAATTTATCTTATTAGTACAAATAATATATACCCTTATCCACAAATAGGAATTAAAGCATGAAATTAAGAGAAATAAGTCAACCCACATTACCAGGTATGCCTGCTACTATTCCTAGCACACGCCCTACGCAACTGATTCCTTTAGTTAGACCTGAAGGGCAATGGAGCAGAGAAGAGAAGGCCGCAAATGCATATAACCAAGGCGGCTTACTGGGTCTTGTTACTCACATGGAACAGATATTTAATTTTTCAAAAGAAGAGATTTATAATGATCTTAAGGTTGATATTGAAGCAGGTTCAGAAATAGAAGCAGTAGAAGATTTTATAGACTTTATGTATAGAATACCATTAAATGCTGAAGCCGGTGGCGGTGGTGGTGCCGGAGGTGGTGCTGGTGCCGGAGGTGGTGCTGGTGCTGGAGGTGGTGCGGCCGCAGGTGCAAGTTCAGGTGGTGACGGTGGATCAACAAGCTCAGGCGGAGACGGAGGGTCTGCAGTCAGTGGCGACACTGGTTCCTCTGACTCTGCTCCTACAAGTGATGCTCCTGTTAGTAGAGGTTATCTTGGCATAGGGTCTATTGCACCCTATAAAAAATCTAAAAAGAAAAAGAAAAGTAAATTTAAATTTGGTGGCAGTATTTATGAAACCATAAGGAAAATTTAATGAAACTTTTTGAATTAAAGTACAGACCTGATCAGGAAAAAAACTTTCCTCGTAACATTATGCCTCAAATAAGAAAAGGCAACTTGCAGAACTCACCCTTTAAATTTAAAAAAGGTAAAATTAGTCTTAAAAAATTGAAGCCAGTACAAAACCAACGTGTAAAAGGTATGCATGATAAAGCAGAGCAAGGTTTTGCAGATGGCTCGATAAGACCTATAATCATAGACAAAGACAACTATATTGTAAATGGACATCACAGATATGATGTTGCAAGAGGATTAGAACTAAAGAAAGTCAGAGTATTAAAAGTAGATGCCTCAATAGAGGAACTTATTGACTACTTTACAGATACAGCAAGTCCAGAACCCACATATGAAGAAATAATGAAAGCAAAATTAGATAGTTTAATGGAAACTATCGAAGCATCACAAGACATAAGTGCATTAATGAAAGGCATAGAGGCAGACTTAAAGCAACGTGAAAAAGATTTAAAACGTCTACCTAAAAAGAGTATATATAGCGAAGGCGGTGTTTCACAATTAAAACCTCAAACAAGTGGCACAAAGAGGCCTTTGTTCTCGCCACAGAGAAGTCAAAAAGCATATGAAGAATGGTTAAACGGTGCCGCTGTAGATACAGATATTGAGATAATAGGTAACGACAATCAACTGTACTACATACGTCAAAACACTGATGGTGAAAGCCAACACTTTGTTGATGATGCTTGGTACCTCACTGATGCTGATAACGAGATTGTAGATACTGAAGGTTACTCAGATCCAGGAGATTTATTATTCAGTCATAGTGCTACAGGATACGAGCCTAAAGACCCAGATCAAATGGACGAAAACTTTGCTGACGGCAAAGTGAAAGGCAAAAGTCGTCCAGGCAGAGTAAAACGTAGTGGAGCAAGTTGTAAGGGTTCTGTTACAAGTTTACGCAAAAAAGCAAAAAACAGCAGTGGAGAGAAAGCAAAAATGTATCACTGGTGCGCCAACATGAAGGCTGGTAAGAAAAAATCCTAAATAAATACCTGTATGTCAAAATATTCTAAAAAATTGCCAAGCAAGGCTCCTGCCCCTAAAACTAAAAAAATAGATTATTATGAATCCTTATCTAATGAATTAAAAGAAGTATATAAAAATAGTAATGAAGGGAGCAGGGATAGAGACGCACAGTTATTTCATACTGATTTAGATAACTTATTTCCTCCTGACCAATATAAGATAAGTCTAGATGCTATTAGAAAAGCAATGGTATATCATTTAAAAGGCTACACAGTAAATCTTGCAAAGAATGAATTAACTTGGGAAAGCAAATATACAGAATCAGTAAATTGGTTTCCGTCTGACAGTGAAGAATTATTTAACAAGCATATACAAGATGAAAACACAAAAAGCCTTATGCACAAGTCAGGATGGTGTGATAAAGATGGTAATCCTACAAAATTTACTTATAACTTAAATGAATATGGTTTTAGAACTGAAAATTTTAGCGAAGAAACTGATCCAGGTATTTTATTTTTAGGATGTAGTTTTACATTTGGTGTAGGATTACCAAATGATGAAACGTTTGCACAAAAAGTATCTAATAATTTTAATTTAAAAAATTATAATCTTGGTGTACCAGGCAGAGGTTTAGATTTTTTATCGTTTTATATTAGTACATTCCTTAAAAAACAAATAGATGTAGAAAAAATAAAGGCTATAGTAGTTTTTATGCCGCCTCCCGGTAGAGAAACTATCTTTAATTACCATCATAGAATATTATCTATGACAGATGTCCATAATGATATATTAGCATTTTTAAATTTTTATCAAAATAGACATCTAGATGATATACATCCTTTAGATCGTGATCATGCTGATATAGATTTTGATCAGTTAGAAAAGATAGAAAGTTTTAAAACAATAAAAGAATTGATTAAAAAAGACTTTGGTATGCAATTAGATGAATACCGGTCTAAACTATATGAACATAATTATTTTACACAAGAAAACAATTTTAAACGAGATGTTCTTAATATAAACACTATAAAATGCTTTGCATTAGAAAATAATATACCAATGGTGGTATTAGAAAACAATCCAGTCATATCTGGCGCCACAGATTTGGCAAGAGATATGATGCACTTTGGTACAGGTACACATACTAATATTGCAGAAAAAATAATATCAAAATTAAATATTTTTTTAACATAGATAAATAGTTGTATGCTAATAAGAGATATAATTAACGAAACTACAACAGCAGGTAGCATGGCCACAGTTTCCCATCCTATTGGTAAAGTAATTAAAAGACCTAATCCTAGCATTTATGGTAAAAAGAAAAAAACAACAGAAGATCAAGTTCCATATTTACAACGTCCTAACTCAGGATATAGAAAAGCAGTACAAGATTTTTTAAGGATGAACCCTGAAAAAACAGAAGAGGATTTTAAAAGTCTATTACCTAATCAGCAAGAAAAGTATTTAAACAAATACAATGAAGGTAAATCTCCTCATAAAAAAGGAACTAAAAAATATAAAAAACATATGGCGGCAATGCACGCCGGCTAGATATGAAAGCAGTCAAAGACAAGAACAAGTACCTAAATTTAATCAGTAGCACTGAAGCAAAGATTTTCAATAAAGTAGATTTATCAGGCTTTGTAAGTGTAAATAGTTTAAACGAAAGAGAGCAATATATTGCAGAAGAGCTTTACAAAAAAGATGTATTACAAAAAGTAAATAAAGGTGAACAAGTTGGCTATAAAATCTACCCGCAAAAACAGAAAATATAATAATAAGCATCTTGCTAAAAAATTAAATGTTTTAGCAGAAAAAGTTGCAAAACGTGATATTTTTGTTGTAAAAAGAGCAGACATAGGTTATAACATTTTTAACTATGTAAACAAAAAAACATTTGTTGAGGCCATACCATTTAAATCTGTAGCAGATAGGTATTGTAATTTTTTAAACACAACAAAAGAGACACAATCTCCTATGCATATTAAAAAGCATATTGATATATATTATAAACACTATATGGACTTACAGTTTTATAAACACACTATAAAGCACAGCGATGACGTAGTTAAAGTTTTTACGGCAGGTGTCAGAATGCAGGATAGTTTAGACTTCGTTCGAGAAGCAAAGAAAAGATTGTTTAATTTTTAGAACAAAAATCTCTATAAAATGATAAATAAGGAGTATATAGAATATACTTTAGGAAGAAACTATGTTTATTAGAGATTTTAATCAACAAGGTCAGACAAAGATCAAAAAAATTAACAAACTGTTAAGTGAAGAGTTTGGCGTATCAATTAAGTCATCTTATCCTGCAAAGGCTAAGTTAGACAATATTTTAGAAATGGCAGATATGGCTATTATAAAATTAAAAGATACCAGCAAACATTTTCAGTTAGAGCCTGAATATGCAAAATATTTAGGAATAAAAGATGTCATGCAAACTATGATTGCAGAAGGCATGTATGCTGAATCACCAGCAAATATCCAAATGAAAGAAAAACTTTGTGCAGGAGTATGCAGTTTAATGGACAGTGGTTATACAGCCAATGAAGCAGTAACACAATGCATGGTAGACTTTAAAAAAGGTCCAACAGCTCACAGTGAAGAGTGGGCACTTCCTATAGTAATGATGGCGGCTAAACAGTATGAGTCAAATTGTGATTCACATAGTGAATCATTAGAAGAGATTGCTACAGAAGGCCCTAACACAGAATTAAATGAATATCTATTAAGCGAACTTGCAAATGAAGTAGGTGTTGAACTTACAGACCCTTCAAGCATAGATGCTATAGAAGAAAAATTAGGCATGTTTGCTGAAGTATCAGGTAAAAGCAGAGATAGTATTGTTGGATTCCTAAATGGACTAGAAGAAGATGCAATATCAAACGGTATTAAGTTCTTTGGAGCCAAAGTTGCACAACATAAAACAAATGAAGACAAATACATTATGAGTATTGCTCAAGGTGCCGTTGATGGTAAGAAAGAAGTTGAGATAGACGGTGAGATGGAACCTGTAAAAATGTCTAAAGAAAAAGCAGAAGAAATTCTAGGCAAAAAAGCAAAAAAAGAAAGTATGTTTGATGACATTATAGATGATATGTTATCAGAAGAAATTGAAGGTACAACTGTAGAAGAAGCAGAAGTTGTTATGGCTGTTAGAGCATTAGCAGACGACATTCAGGACCACGTTGAAAGACTAGGCAGAATGGTAAACGAAGATATACCTGCTATTGCAGACCAAATGATACATGAATTTGGTGCAGATAAGTCAGCACAATTTAAAGCATCAGCAGAAGAAACATTAAGCTCAGCATTAGAAAGTGCCAAGGCGGCAAAAGAAGGTGTTAACCAACTAGTTGGTGGTATCACAGGTGAGGATATGGGAGTAATGGGTGGTGCAGATGATTTAGGTAGCATAGAAGACCCATTAGGTGCAGATAGTCCTATTGATGACATGGAACTGACAGAACCTGAAATGGATATTAATGAACCAGCCGCGGCAGGTCCTCAGGACGAACCATTAGGCAGAGCACCAGTAGAGGTGTAATTCATGCTCATCAATGAGGTTGTAGCAAAAGAAAATATTAGCGACTTTGAAACTAGTTTACTAGCAAAAGTACAAGACATATTGGCTATAGCAATGAAAAGAGATATTAAAAAAGTATCAACAGAAAAATTTATTAAAATTTTAAGTAAAAATAGTTATCCAGATATATCTTTAGACCAATTAAAACTTGCAGTTAATCAAAGTGGATGGGCTAGTAGTATAGATGATAAAACTATTGTACCAAAAGATGAGTTAGGCGCAGATATAGACACAGAAGTAGAACCCACAGTAGATGTAGGTGCAATGGCTGGTAACCAAGCATTAAGTGACATAAAATCGGATTTATAATATGGCTAATATTTTTGTTAATGCCACACAGGCAAGAGCTAACACCAGAAACAATGTTGTTATACATGGTGAAATTAAGACTATAGAGTCTGAAGTCTTTTCAAATATAGACGCAGGTGTACTTTATGCTAATATTGTTTCAAGTTCAACAATGACTAATAGTAATGTTTACTACTATGTTTGGAACGGAACTACCACAGACCCAACAAAATTAGATCAAATTAATTACGTTAAAAAATACTTCACAGATTTAGGATACGGAGTTTCCATTTTAACTAATTCTAGTTCAAATAATACTATTACTTGGAACGTTTCCTGGTAAATAGAATTATAACGAACAACTTAAAACAATTTTAATGCTAAAAAACAAATTCGAATACCCCACTCTGCGAAGAGAAACCCAAGCAAACGGAAAAAGACAATATGTTGGTGACGACAGTATTCCAGTACCAAGTGTAACTACTGTATTAAGCGAAACAGGTGATAAAACTGCTCTACTTAACTGGCGTAAACGTGTAGGCGATGCTGAAGCAAACAGGATCAGCCAAGAAGCCGCAGGGTTAGGTACAAAAGTACACAATGCTATTGAAAAATATGTATTGAACGAAGATTACGAAATAAAAGGCAACAATCATATCAGCATAATGGCTAAAAACATGCTGGAAGAAATGATAGAACAAGGATTAAGCAAAGTAGATGAACTGTGGGGTGTTGAAGTAGGTTTAATTGCCGCAGGTTTATATGCTGGAACTTCAGATGCTATAGGAGTATATGATGGACAAGATGCTATAATTGACTTCAAGACTGCTAAAAAAATTAAGAAACGTGAATGGATCGAAGATTACTTTATGCAAGGTTGTGCTTATGCATTAGCACATAATGAAATGATGGGTACTGAAATAAGTAAAGTAGTTATACTTATGGTAGACAGAGAAGGCAAATTTGCTGAATTTACAATAGAAGGCGAAGAATTTGAGCAATATTGTGATAAGTGGTCTAATAGACTAGCGGATTATTACGCAAAGGTTTCATAAACTTTTCAGAAAATGATAAATACTAGGTAATAGGAGACTTATTTAGTATGGCAACAAGTAACAACAATGTAGTAGTATCAAGGATACAAAACCGTAGAGGGCTCAAACAAGATCTCCCTCAACCTCTCCGCTCTGGAGAAATTGGTTTAGCGACTGACAGTCGTCAAGTTTATATTGGTGGTGATGAATCAGTAACTAGCACAAATAAGACAATTATTTATGAAAATACTGACAATGCAAAAGCCATTGTAGATAGTATTGCAAACAACCAAATTATAAGTTTTACTGTACCACATAGAAGATTTAATACAAGTTTAGACGGATTAGACGGAGTAGCAAAATCCTTTACTTATACAGGCAGTAGTGATGTAAGTATTACAGACAGCTCTAGAGATGTTTTTAGACAGACTGTGGGTGCTGGACAACTAGTTAATATATTATCTAATGTAAGTTTTGATGCAGATGATATTTCTGTAATGAAAAACGGTAAGCAGTTAATACCTGCACCTAATAGCTCTGTAACTATAAGTGAACTAACGTCACAAGATTACATATTCACAGCAGGCACAAGTTTAGGAAGTGACCATACAATCACATTTAAAACTGTACCCTTAACAACTGACGATATAGGTATTACATACTACAGCAATTCAGCAGTTATAACATCATTAGATGGACCAGGAACAAGTAGTGAGTTTGTAAGGCCACAAGGTAATGCAAGTTTAGGTGTAACTAATTTCTATGCCGCTCAATTTATACCTACATTTTTACAAATACCTACAGACCTAATAATGGTTAATGCCACAACAGGCACAGGGTACATTGGCTTACAGCATAAGCATACAGCAGTAATGGCAACTAGCACTTCTGATGTATCAATTCTAACTTTAGGTAGTTTATTAGTAAGTAGAACTAGTGAAAAAGTTACAAATTCTACTTTTACAGCATCTGGAAATACAATTACAGTTGCGTATGCAGATGCAGATCAAAAGTATACCACAACAGCAAATAACTATAATAGAGTTTACATAGAAAACAGCACAGGTAATAATGCAGACGGTAATGCTGTAATCACAGGAGCCAATGCTACACACTTTACATTTGATGTTAGTAGTTATGGTGGCGCCGCAAGTGGTAATTTAGACCATACAAGAATTTTACAGTTTGATTTATCAGGCGTACCAACTGGTAGTGGTGTCACAACAGCATTATCTACAGCAAGTGGAATAGTAAACAACACTGGAAATATCACAACAGGTAGTACTATTACGCCTAGTTGGCATAGTTTACAATTATTGCCAAAGTATAGTTCCGAAACAGGCGTAGCAGAAGATTCAACCAAGGTATATTTTACCCATAGATCTGCTCAAAGCAGTACACCTTTAGACTTCACATTACATGAAGATGAAGCAAATGGAACATTGTCAAAATTACAATTAACTGCTAAGTCATACGATAAAGACGATACAGTTAAAGCAAAATTAGAAGTATTTTTACATGAGGTTATGATCAATCCTACATTAAATTTATTTGAATCTATTAATACTAATCAGGAATATACCAGCAACGCAACTGTAAAAGCATCTATAGGTTCTTATAGTTTAAATACAAATACTGAAGGTACAGAGATTACTTTTAACACTAATGAAGAAGCCAGAAATTTTAGTACATTAGTAAACAAATTATATTTTGAATATAGTACTTATAATACTCCAGGAGATGGAGGATTAGGAAGTTTAAGTGTAAACTCACGTGGACTTACTAATGTTAAAAATAATATTCAATTACAAACTGCCGAAGGGGCCGCAAGTGGTTTACCTGATGTAGGTTATGATACTACTGAAACAGCAAGTATACCTAAAGAAGCCAATACAAATATTAAAACATTTGATATGACTACATATGATACATTTGTAATAGATTACAGTTTAGATTATAGAAGTGGTTCAGACTTATATAGAAAAGTTGGAATACTACAATTATCAAGTTATGATTACGGTTCTGGTAATCCTGCAGATGTAATTATTCAAGACTATGGTACAGATAAAGCAGTCGGCGTAACAGGAAATGTTCAGTTCACAGCAAATGTGTCAAGTAGTGTATTAACACTTACAGCAATAAGTAGTGTAAATCAACCTTGCAATATGAAATATCTTGTAAGAAAATGGAACGCACCTTTAACTTAACATTTAATGTTTCTTAAAACACAAACCTCTGAAGATAGATTAAGGATTTGGAGAGAAGTTAGACAAAAGAACTTCTCTACAGAAGAAGAAATACTGAACGAGTTTTCTGAAATAAAAATACTATCTAGGTATTTAGATTACTATACACCATCTAGTTGGCCAACTCCTTTTGAAATAGTAAGTGAAGGGTACTTATGTTGTAGTGGAGTTACTATACTTATTACAGTAATTCTTATTAATAAAGGTTTCATTACTAGTGACCAATTATTGTTTCCAGTGATAAGTAATAACACAACAGGAGACTCTGGAATAGTACTTTTAAATAACGATAACGTTTATAATTTTACGCCAGGTAAAATTGAAAGTTGGGAATACGTTAAAGATAATTCAACTATATTCCAAACACATAAATTAGATAAAAATAAACTTTCTTATTGACTTTAATACAGTTATATAGTAGAATTATTCTGCGATAAATATTACTTTACAATACAGAATTTTAGGAATTTACACACATGCAAGTACAGAAAAGAGACGGCACATTAGAAGATTTAAACATTGAAAAACTACATAAAGTAGTAATGTATGCATGTGAAGATATATTTGGTGTTAGTGCCAGTGAAGTAGAAATAAACTCTAAAATTCAATTCTTTGATAAAATAGTTACAGAAGATATTCAAGAGACACTTATTAAAAGTGCCGCAGATCTTATTAGTGAAGAGTCTCCAAACTATCAATATGTAGCAGGTAGATTAATTAACTATCATTTGCGTAAGCAAGTGTATGGAACATTTGAACCCCCTTGTTTATGTGATATAATTCAGAATAATATAGATGCAGGATTTTACGATGCTGAGTTTACTGAACTATATACAAAAGAAGAGATCAATCAATTACAAGAATATATTGACCATAACAGAGATGAAGTATTAACTTATGCGGCTATGGAACAATTTCGTGGTAAGTATCTAGTACAGAACAGATCAAGTGGTGAAATATTTGAAACACCACAAGTAGCATATATGATGATTGCGGCTACATTGTTTAGCAAGTATCCAGCAGAAACAAGAATGAGTTATGTAAAAGCATATTATGATGCTATTAGTACATTTAAAATTTCCTTGCCTACACCAGTAATGGCAGGTGTTAGAACACCACAAAGGCAGTTTAGCAGTTGCGTACTGATTGAAACAGACGATAGTTTAGATAGTATCAATGCAACTAGTAGCAGTATCGTTAAGTATGTAAGTCAGAAAGCAGGCATAGGTATCGGTGCTGGTAGTATAAGAGCAGTAGGTTCTAAGATAAGGAGTGGAGATGCAACCCACACAGGCGTTATTCCTTTCTATAAAATGTTCCAGTCAGCAGTTAAGAGTTGCAGTCAAGGTGGCGTAAGAGGTGGTGCCGCCACACTATACTATCCTATTTGGCATTTAGAAGTTGAGGACTTACTAGTATTAAAGAATAATAAGGGCACAGAGGATAACAGAGTACGTCATATGGACTATGGTGTACAATTTAACAAACTAATGTACGAAAGACTTATTACTGGCGGTAATATTACATTGTTTAGTCCACAAGATGTTCCTGGATTATACGATTCATTCTTTGCTGATCAAAATAAATTTCAGGAACTGTATGAGAAAGCAGAACGTATGACAAGTATCAGGAAAAAGTCTATTCCTGCTATAGAATTGTTTAGTGCTTTTGTAACCGAGAGAAAAGACACAGGTAGAATTTACTTGATGAACGTTGACCATGCTAATACACATGGTTCATTTATAGAAGAAGTAGCACCAATCAAACAAAGTAATTTGTGTTGTGAAATTGATCTACCTACTAAACCCTTATCAGATGTAAATGATCCAGAGGGAGAAATAAGTTTATGTACATTAAGTGCTGTAAATTGGGGTGTAGTAAAAGACACAACTGAAATGCAGAAGATATGTAATTTAGCAGTTAGAGGATTAGATGAGTTGTTAGACTACCAAGAGTATCCTGTAATTGCGGCACAACTTAGCACAATGAACAGACGCCCACTGGGTGTTGGTATTATTAACTTTGCGTATTGGTTAGCAAAAAATGATAGCACATATCAAGAGCCAAATTTAGAACTTGTAGATGAATGGGCAGAAGCCTGGAGTTATGGACTTATCAAAGCAAGTTTAGAACTAGCACAAGAAAAAGGTGCATGTCCTAAGAGTAATGAGACTAAGTATGGACACGGCATTACACCTAACCAAACATATAAAAAAGATATTGACGAGTTAGTTAAACACAAGGAACGTTTAGATTGGAAAGAACTAAGGAAAAGTTTAAAAGAACATGGTATTAGAAATAGTACGTTAATGGCACTTATGCCTGCTGAAACATCCGCACAGATTAGTAATAGTACTAATGGTATTGAACCGCCTCGCAGTTTTGTTAGTATTAAACAAAGTAAGCATGGTGTATTAAAACAAGTGGTACCAGGATATCCTTATTACAAAAATAAGTATGATTTACTTTGGGATCAAAAGTCTCCTCAAGGATATTTAAAAATAATGGCAATATTACAGAAGTATATTGACCAAGGTATTAGTGTAAACACTAGTTATAACCCTGAACACTACGAAGATGAGAAGGTTCCTATGAGTGTTTTAATACAAGATATACTGACTTTTTATAAATATGGTGGCAAACAATTATATTATAATAACACCTATGACGGACAGGGCGAAATCGATGTTCATAAAGATGACGCTCAGGGCGAACTTGCCATTACTGAAATAGACGAAGAAGATTGCGAGAGTTGTAAAATATGACAGTATTAGATACCAAAAACAAAACACATCATACTAAGGCTAAGATGTTCTTAGATCCTGCTGGAGGCGTAGCCGTACAGAGATATGATACACTAAAATATAAACAGTTTGATAAACTGACTGATAAGCAGTTAGGATTCTTTTGGAGACCAGAGGAAGTAGACATACTTAAAGACGCAACAGATTTTAAAAACTTAACTGATTTTGAAAAACATATTTTTACAAGTAATTTAAAAAGACAGATTATTCTAGATAGTGTACAAGGCCGTTCCCCTAATTTGGCTTTTCTGCCTATAGTAAGTCTTCCAGAATTAGAAACCTGGATAGAAACTTGGGCATTTAGTGAAACTATTCATAGTAGAAGTTATACACATATTATCAGAAACATATATCCTGACCCAAGCAAAGTTTTTGATGAAATGTTAGATATACAAGAAATATGTGATTGTGCAGATAGTATTACTGAAAATTATGACAAACTTATAGAGTATAACTTGTTAAGACAAAAAGGTTATAAAACTTATGATGAGTATGAGCATAAGAAAAGAATATGGTTAGCAATTATGAGTGTAAACATCTTAGAAGGTGTTCGCTTTTATGTATCATTTGCATGTAGTTGGGCATTTGCTGAACTTAAAAGAATGGAAGGTAATGCTAAAATTATTAAACTTATTGCACGTGACGAAAATGTACACTTAGCAAGTACACAACAAATGCTAAAATTTTTACCACAAGACGACAAAGACTTTGCTAAAATTAAAAAAGAAACAGCAGAAGAATGTAAGCAGATGTTTATTGATGCTGTTGAACAAGAAAAGAAATGGGCAGATTATTTGTTTAAAGATGGAAGTATTATTGGACTAAATGCAGAATTATTAAAGCAATATGTAGAATTTATTGCGGCCAAACGAATGCACGCCGTGGGCTTGGAAAAGATATATAATAGTGGTACTAATCCTTTGCCTTGGACACAGGCATGGATTACAGGTGGTTCAGTACAAGTTGCACCACAAGAGACAGAAATATCATCTTATGTTATTGGTGGTACCAAACAAGACGTAGATGATAAAACATTTAAAGGATTTAGTTTATAATGTACGCAGAAATATTAAAAGAAAATCTAGGTAAAGTAGTTTCTATAAAAACAACTGCTGGAATAGAGATTATAGCAACATTAATGGGTTTCGATGAAAAAACAGAAAATTTGACATTACAGAACCCTCAATTAGTAGTAGTTACAAATTCTATAGAAGAAGAGCAGGCAGTAGCAGTTGTACCATATACTCTTACAAGTCACTCTAAAGAAACATTTATTTTAAGAGAACAATATTTATCAGTTGGGCCAGCAGATGCAGGAACATCATCAGACGACTACTTGCAATTTATTTCAGATAGAGACAATAAAAACAGATAGTCTTTAAAGATAAATAATACTATGCCTAAAGTAGCAAGATTTTTAGATATGGTTGGAACTGGTGTTATCCAAAGCACCAAGCCTACTGGCGTCTTTGTAGAAGGTAAACCTATTGCAACATTAGGCGATATGATTTCCACACACGGTGAAGCACCACATATTCAACCCACAATCATTTTTGGTACTTCAGCCACAGTATTTGCCGGAAAGGCAAGCTCACCAGTCGCAATGGTAGGTTCAAAAGCATCATGTATGCATTCTGTTACTATGGGAAGTTTTACGGTTAATGTAGGTCTCTAATGTCCAACCTAGTTTCTGTACGTGGTCCTCACGCCAGAAATACTAATGATATAATAAGAATACAATGGAACATGGGAAACTCATGTAATTATCAGTGTGAGTATTGCCCACCTATTTTACACAATGGGACCAAGCCCTGGTTAGATAAACAACAGTACATAGACGCAATAACACGTCTGTCAACGCATTACAGCTCTTTAGACAAACAGACAGAGTATGAGTTAATAGGTGGTGAGGTTACTGTTATTCCTGGCTTTGAAGACATAATTAAAACTATAAGCGAACACAATAGTAGCAGTATCGTATACAGTAATGCTAGTAGAACTGTAAACTGGTGGAGTAAAGCAAAACACTATATGGATAAGGTAATTCTAACTTACCATCCCCAATCCCAAAATTCCCAGCATTTTAAAGCAGTTATAAACGAAATTAAGGATTATGTACATATTGACATAAACATCGCTGGAATAGGCGGAGACGTGCTCAAATTGGGCGAATTCGCAGAGGAATTGCGTGATTTATTTAAAGGTTGTAAACATAATGATTACAATATGGTAAGTATATGTGTTAAAACCATGTATAAGAAGCTCTTAGGACGCCAGAACAAGCAGGAAACATATTGGCAATACACTACAGAAGAGCAAGAAGTGTTAAAAAAACCAGGCATTATACAGCAAATTATACCAGAAAGAGAAAAGTTAAATATACCAGATGCAGAAGAATTTCCAGAGCCTAAGCCTGATCCAAATGCTTGGATGACAGAATTCTTGTATGATGATGGTACTGCTGAGTATGTTCAAAGTCATCAGATAATAGATAAAAAACTAAACAGTTTTCAAGGTATGCGATGTCATTTGGGTTTTGAAAGTTTAAACATAGATGCTAGTGGTGACATGTATAGTAGTTGGTGTGGTGCTGTAAACTTTGGAAATATATCAGATACTAATTGGAATTTACCGCAAAGTAAAACTACTTGTCCTTATGCATTTTGTAATAACATAAGTGATATATCTATAACAAAAACTCTAGATTGATATTTTTTTATTATTTGCAAATTTACTAAGCATAGACAAAATTGAATTATGGTATCCAATATTTGTACCAAATAAGTCTACCCTCCAATCAGGTATATATGCATTAGATACTGCATTTCTTTCTTCTATAGTATTAAAAATATGTCCTTTATATGATATTGATATTTGTTTAGAATAATCGTCTTTATATTCTATATTATATACATTAGTGTCTAATATACTTTGACCCTTGATAGGCATTACATAGTTTTTTAGTAAATGATATCCCTTCATTGTTTTATTTAAATTTATTTTAATATTTTTAAATGGTGATAATGATTCATAATCTAAGTTTTTTA